GCAGGGCGAACAAGCGACGCTGATGTTCACCTCGCCACCCTATGCCCAGCAGCGCGACTATGGCGCGGCCAAGGACAAGGTCGGCGATTGGGACGCATTGATGCAGGGCGTGTTCACAGCGGCCCCGGTCACGGACGACGTCCAGCTTCTGGTGAACCTTGGCCTCGTGCACCGCGACGGCGAATGGATGCCCTATTGGGAAGGATGGGTGGAATGGATGCGCACCTCTGGCTGGCGACGCTTTGGCTGGTATGTGTGGGATCAGGGCCCGGGCCTGCCGGGCGACTGGAACGGCCGCCTGGCCCCGTCGCACGAGTTCATTTTCCACTTCAACCACAGCTCACGCAAACCACACAAAACCGTCCCGTCCAAACACGCGGGTGTAACCCTCGGCGGCGGTGGGCTGCGCGGAGCCGACGGCACCGTTCACGCCAAGACCGGCACCGGCAACGCGATCCAAAGCCACCGCATCCCCGACAGCGTTTTCCGGATCATGCGCCACAAGGGAGGGCTGGGCGCGGCCGGATCGCATCCGGCGGTATTCCCTATGGCGCTGGTCGAAGCAGTGCTGACGGCGTTCAGCGATCCGGGCGACCTGATCTATGAACCCTTCTGCGGCTCCGGCACCCAGTTGATCGCTGCCGAACGCGCTGGGCGGCAGTGTTTCGCGATGGAACTGGACCCGGTCTATTGCGACGTCGCGGTGCGGCGGTGGGAGATGGCGACGGGGCGGATGGCAAGTCGCGCCGCCGAACAGGACGAGGCTGAGAGCCCGGCTCCTCAAACGAGGAAACGCGCATGACACAGTCCCGACGCATGTCATTTGTCGAAGCCGTCACGAACGTCGTCGTGGGCTACGCGCTGGCCGTCGCAGCACAGATCGTGGTGTTCCCATGGTTCGGCCTGCACCTGCATCTTGGCGAAAACCTGATGATCGGTGCGGTTTTCGTTGGCATATCACTCCTGCGCAGCTACGCGCTGCGCAGGGTGTTCCAGCGCTGGGGATGAAATGCAGATACTCAGGAGGCGTTCAGGCGATGTACCGTGCCACGCCCGTCAACCTTCTCCGAGGTGACTGGCAGGCCCAGCTTCTTCTTCAGCGCCCCTGAAATCATGCCCCTCGCGCTATGAGCTTGCCAACCGGTTGCCTCGACAATCTCAGCAATCGTAGCGCCTTCGGGACGCTGCAGAAGGGTGATGATCTGCGCCTGCTTGGTTCCGGTGCGCGGTGTCGGCGGTTTGGGCGCCGGCGGTTGGGCGGCATGTGTTCGGATCGCGGCCATGGTCTTGACCACCGCTGGCTCGATCCCGATGGCGAGCAACCCTGCGTCGGTGACCACCAGCGTGGTGCCGTGGCCATCGCCGGTTTCGCGCCAGAGCGGTTCGCCCTTTCGAAGATCGGCGTCGACCTCCTCGAGCCAGCCGCGTCCGATCATCATGCTGACGACCTTATTCGCGGCGGCGCCATGCAGCCCCTTGGGCAATGGCATAGCGAGGTTGTACGGGTGCTGGGTTGCGGCGCTGAGGATAAGGCTTTGCGTATCGGTGAGTTTGGGCATGGGGGCCTCCGGCTGTGATATGCGGCGCGCGGTGGCGCGCTCTTCTACCGGGGCAAGCCCGCCGCGTTGGCGGGCTGCATCATGCGGCGTGGCCGGTTTATTCGGCGTATTCGCCCTCGTTGAACGCGCTGTCGGTGATACGCTTGAGCTGGCTCGCGTAAAGCTCAAGGGTTCCGACATCGCCCCAATTGATCTCGTCGGGATGGGCGTTGAAATGATCCGCGCTGAGGGCCTGCAGGCGCTCAAGCATCTCGTCGATCTCCGCCTTTTTCGCAATGAACGCGCTCAAGGCAGCCTCTTTATGACGCCGGGCCTTCTCGGCGCGTAACTGGTGGCGGGGTGTGGTGGCAGGGTTGAGGCGGGTCATGGCGGGGCTCCTTACTTTTGCGCTATCGCTGCGCTGCTTGAGCGCGGTGGTGAGTTGCATCGTTTGCGTGTCATCACCATCGCTCTGCTGCGCCCATTATCGTAGGCAAATCAGAGCAATATCAGTGCTTTCTGATTACACTCGGTGGCATTAAATCAGCTGCAGCTCGGCCAACACGGCGCTGGCAGCGGCCAACTGCGTCGTGGGCAGTTCGACCTTGAGATGCGAGAATACGTCCGAGGCCTCGGCGGTGATCCCGTCCTCACGCAGCGCGGCCTCGATGGCAGCTGCGACAGCGTCGGGGCGCGAGCGGTCAAACTGGTCGGGCAGCGCGTCATGATCGATGCGGATTGTGGTGATGGCGGTCATATCCGTCTCCTCATTCCTGCTGTTCGATCATGGCGAGGATTGCGCAAGCCATCCCGCCGAGGAATTCGCTGCGGCGAAAGACGATCTCGTCGATCTCACCCGCCGTGGTGATCGTGGGGTCGACCGCAAGGTCTGTCGCCATGTGCGGCAGCAGGCGAGCGGCTTCGATGTTGAAGCGATGGGCGATGGTCATGGGCGTGTCTCCGATCCGGGGGTAATTTCCTGATCCGAGAATCGCTCGACGGGCGAGTGGAATCAACTGAATAAGACCGTTATTTCGGTTTAATTCCAATATCTTGAGGGCACGTCCAATCGCCATGGAAGGTATGTCCGAGCGCGAGTATTCAGCCCATTCCGGCCTGTCGCGCGGCGCCATTCAGAAGGCGCGCAAAGCCGGGCGTCTGGTGGTTTACGGTGATGGCTCGATAAACGCCGCAGCCTCGGACGTGCGACGCGCCGAAATGACGGATCCCGATCAGCAGCGCCGCAGCACCGGCAGCGATAGCGGCTTCTCGGGGCCAGCCGACAGCTCATCCTACCTCAAGGCCCGCACCGCGCTGACCGTCTATCAGGCGCAGGAACGCCAGCTGGCGATCCAGAAGAAGAAGGGCACGCTGGTCGACCGCGCCCGGGCGGAAACGCTGGTGTTTCGCCTGGCGCGGCAGGAACGGGATGTCTGGGTGACCTGGCCCAGCAGGGTCGCGGCGTTGATGGCGGCGGACGTGGCCGCGGAGGTGGAAAAACAATCCGGCACGCCGGTGATCATCGAGGCCGCGATCCTGCAGAGGGTGCTGGAAACCCATGTCAGAGCGCAACTCGACGCCCTTGCCGAACTCCGGGTCAGCCTCGGATAACCGCGACGGTACGACCGACACCGATCTGACCGAAGATCAGCTGACGGACGGGCTTGACCTCGGGTTTGACGGGGCCGAGGACATTCTGAGGTCCTGGCGTCGCGGCATGCGGCCCGATCCGGACCTGACGGTGTCGGAATGGGCGGACCAACACCGCAAACTGTCCTCTCGTGCCTCGGCCGAACCGGGCCAGTACCGAACCGCGCGCACGCCTTACTTGCGCGAGATCATGGATGCCCTGTCGCCGCGCCACCCGGCGCAGCGGATCAGCTTCATGAAGGCGGCACAGGTGGGCGCGACGGAGGCTGGCAACAACTGGATCGGCTTCGTCATCCACCACGCGCCGGGGCCGATGCTGGCCGTGCTGCCGACGGTGGAGATGGCCAAACGGACGTCGCGCGGGCGGATCGATCCGCTGATCGCGGAAAGCCCGGCCCTGCGCGAGCGGGTGAACCCGGCGCGGTCGCGCGATGCGGGCAACTCGATGCTGTCCAAGGAATTTCCCGGCGGCATCCTGGTGCTGACCGGAGCGAATTCCGCCACCGGCCTGCGCTCGATGCCCGCGCGCTACATCTTTCTCGATGAGGTCGACGCCTATCCGGCCTCGGCCGACGAGGAAGGCGATCCGGTTACCTTGGCCGAGGCGCGCACGACCACCTTTTCGCATCGGCGTAAGGTGTTCATGGTCTCCACGCCGACCATTCGGGGGCTGAGCCGGATCGAGCGGGAGTTCGAGGCGTCGGACCAGCGCCGGTATTTTGTGCCCTGTCCGCATTGCCGCGCGATGCAGTGGCTGCAGTTTGAGAGGCTGCGCTGGGACAAGGGACGCCCTGACACCGCCGCCTATCATTGCGAAGGCTGCGAGAAGCCCATCGCAGAGCATCACAAGACGCAGATGCTGGAACGGGGCGAGTGGCGGGCAACGGCGGTGTCCGCCGATCCGCACTCCATCGGCTTTCACCTGTCGGCACTCTATTCGCCGCTGGGCTGGAAGAGCTGGGCGCAGATCGCACGCGACTGGCTGGCGGCGCAGGGCTCGGAAGAGATGCTGCGCGCCGCGCGTAACACCCTGCTGGGCGAGACATGGGTCGAGAGCGGGGACGCGCCGGAATGGCAGCGGCTGGCGGAACGCCGCGAAGTCTTCGGAGCGCAGATCCCCGAGGGTGGTCTGTTCCTGACGGCGGGCGTCGATGTGCAGAAGGACCGCATTGAGGTGGACGTCTGGGCCTGGGGTCGGGGTCTGGAAAGCTGGCTGGTCGATCACATCGTCATTCCGGGCGGTCCCGACGATCCGGCCTGCTGGGACAAGCTGACGGCGCTGCTCGGGCGGACATGGACCCACGCCCATGGCGCTGTGATGCCCATCGCCAAGCTGGCGATCGATACCGGCTATGAGGCGGCTGCAGTTTATGCATGGGCCCGGGCGCAGGGCTTTGAGCAGGTCTCGCCCATCAAGGGCCTGGAAGGGTTCAACCGCGCGACGCCGGTGTCTGGCCCGACCTTTGTCGATGCCACCATCGGCGGCAAGCGTCTGCGCCGGGGCGCACGGCTGTGGTCGATCGCCACCGCCACATTCAAGACCGAGACCTATCGCTTCCTGCGGCTGGAACGCCCCTCCGATGAAGATCGGGCGCTGGGCGTGCTGGACGCGCCGGGCACGGTGCATCTGCCCGACTGGATCGACACCGAATGGCTGAAGCAACTGGTGGCAGAACAGCTGATCACCGTGCGCAACAAGCGCGGCTATGCCCATCCCGAATGGCAGAAGATGCGCGAGAGGAACGAGGCGCTGGATTGCCGGGTCTATGCAAGGGCGGCCGCGTGGATCCTCGGGGCGGATCGCTGGGACGAGGCGACTTGGCGACGGCTGGAAAAACAGGCCGGGGTGGAAACGCGCCCGGTACCGCAACTGGCTACCCCGCCCGAACCGCAAGAACCCGCTGCGCCAAAGGCCGGAACACCGACCACGCCACGGCGTAAGCGCCGGGTATACACACCGAACTTCATGAGGGACTGAGATGGATCTGGAACGGATGCGCGCGCTGCTGGCCGCACTGCAGGAGGCGCGCTACGCGGGCGTCCGCTCGGTCAGCTATGACGGCAAGACCATCGCCTATGGCTCGGACGTCGAACTGGCGAATGCAATCTCCGATCTGGAAACCCGCATCGCGACGGCCACCTCGGGCACCCCGCGTCGTCGGCGCTGGGGCACCATCGCCACGAAGGGCCTGTGATCCATGGCGTTTGAGGCGTTCCGTCAACGCATCGGCAGCATCATCGGCGGGTTTGACGCGGCGCAGGCCCACCGGCGGTTACGGGGCTTCCGCGCCTCCCGCGCCCACGTAAACACGCTGATCGCAGCATCTGGCGACACCATCACCGCCCGCGCCCGCTGGCTGGTGCGCAACAACGGCTATGCAGCGAATGCCGTGGAATCCTTCGCCAGCAATGTGGTCGGTGACGGCATCAAACCGTCCAGTTCCATCGCGGATGCGGGACTGAAGGAGAAGCTGCAGACGCTGTGGCTCGCCTGGACCGATGATGCCGACGCCGAAGGACTGACCGATTTCTACGGGCTGCAGCGGCGCGCCGCCCGCGAGGTCTATCTCGCGGGGGAGGTGTTCATCCGCATCCGGCCGCGCCGGGCCGAGGATGGTCTGACCGTGCCGCTGCAATTGCAGATGCTGCCTGCGGAAATGCTGCCGCTGGATATGAGCCGCGAATTGCCCGGCGTTGGCCTGATCCGGCAGGGAATTGAGTTTGACGGCATCGGCCGCCGCGTTGCCTATCACTTCCTGCGCCGCCACCCCGGTGACATGACCGATCCGGGGCTTGCGGGTGAGACGACACGGGTGCCAGCATCCGAAGTGATCCATGTCCTCGACCCGGTCGAAGCAGGTCAGCTGCGCGGCGTATCGCGATTTTCCGCTGCGATCGTCAAGCTGTTCACGCTGGATCTCTACGATGACGCCGAGCTGGAGCGCAAAAAGATCGCGGCGATGTTCGCGATGTTCATCACCTCGCCCGCCCCCGAAACCCCGCTGGAACCGACCGAGGAGGATCTGGAGGTCGAGCCCGGCCAGGTGGTGCGCCTTGATCCCGGTGAGGACGTGTCCACCCCAGCGACGCCGGATTCCGGTGGCACCTATGAGCCGTTCCAGTACCGCACCTTGCTGCAAATCGCGGCGGCGCTGGGCATCCCCTATGGCTATCTGACCGGCGACACCGCGAAGGGCAATTTTTCCAACACCCGAATATCGCTGGTGGACTTTCGGCGCCGCATCTCGGCCTTCCAGCACAGTGTGATGGTCTATCAGATGGGCCGCGCGGTCTGGACCCGCTGGATGGATGTGGCCGTTCTGTCGGGAGCCATCGATCTGCCCGGTTATGGCGGCCAGCGCCGCCAGTACCAAGCCTGCGCCTGGCTGCCGACCAAATGGGACTGGATCGATCCCATGAAGGACGCCTCGGCCGAGATCCTGCAGATCGAAGCCGGGCTGAAATCCCGCACGCAAGCGATCTCCGAGCGCGGCTATGACGCCGAACAGGTCGACCGCGAGATTGCCGCCGAGCGTAAACGCGAATTGGCGCTGGGCCTCGACTTCCGCCGTCCGGGATCCCCGGCGCAGGGGCCGGGAACTGCGGGCGGCAGTGAAGACAAGCAGGATGGCGCGGAAGGCGACGGTGCGCCGGAAGACACTGAAGACGAGTCCAACCCCAAGGATGACCCATGATGCACCACGCCCAGATCGCCCAGCGGGCCTTCAACACGCCGCTGATGGTGGACCCTGCCAAGGCACTGGCCTTCTTGTCAGGGCTGGGTCCGCGCATCACCGGGCAGGACATCACCGTTCAGGGCCTGGAGGCGGATGCTGCTGATCAGGCGGTCGCCGCCTTGCCCGCCCGCGTTTCGCTGTTTGGCAATGATCTCGCCCAGCGCCATCAGCGCAATGAAAGCCAGCCCTACGCGGTGGTCGACGGCATCGCGGTGATCGAAATCGCCGGAACGCTAGTGCATCGCGGGGCGTGGATCGGGCAATCCTCCGGCCTGACCTCCTATGAGGGCATTGCTGCTCAGATCGACGCAGCGATCGAGGATCCTGCGGTGCTCGGCATCGCGCTGGACATCGACAGCTTCGGTGGCGAGGTCGCCGGGGCCTTCGATCTGGCCGACCGCATCCGGGTCGCACGAGCACAAAAGCCGGTGCAGGCCTTCGTCGCCGAACATGCGCTGTCCGCTGGCTACGTTCTCGCCAGCCAGGCCGATTGGATCATCCTGCCGCGCACCGGGGCCGTCGGCAGCATCGGCGTTGTCGCGCTGCACACTGACATGAGCGGAGCGCTCGATAAGAAGGGCATCGCTGTCACGCTGATCCATGCCGGGATCCACAAGATCAACGCCAATCCCTACCAACCTCTGCCCGAGGCGGTGCACGACCAGATGCAGCGCGAGCTGGAAGTCGTGCGCTTCCTGTTCGCTGAAACCGTCGCCGCCGGGCGCGGGGATCGTCTCAGCCATGCCGCCGCGCTGGCAACGGAGGCGGCCGTGTTCCGCGGCGCGGATGCCATTGCCGCCGGTCTTGCCGACGAGGTGGCCGATCCCGTCACCGCCTTCCGCGCCTTCGCCGCTGCTTCGCATGACACGAATTCCACCAACAGAAAGGGTCCACAGATGACCACCAACTCCACCGACACCCCGAACACGGATCAGGTTGCTACCCCGCCCGCGACGCAGCCCGCAGCGACGCCTGCCGAGGTCGCTCCCGAACCGCCCGTTGAGGCCGCCGCACCCGCGCTCACGCCCGACGCAGCCACCATGAGCGCCGATGCCATCCGCGCCGAGGCGGCCGAAGTGGCGCAGGTCTGCGCGCAGGCCGCCCGGTTGGGTGTGGACATCGACGCCGCCGATGCTGTTGCGCGCGGGCTGAAACCCGAAGCGCTGCGCGCCCGCGTGCTGGCCGATCTTGCCTCGCGCGGCGATGCGGCGGGCATCATTGCGACCGCCCCGGCGGCGGCTGCCTCCAAAGACAGCCCCATCATCGCCGCCGCAAAGAAGGCCGCCACAGCCTCGCGCTGATCCCGCGCCCAACCCCCTAAACATGGAGACTGACCAATGCCCGTCCTGACGGAACCGCCCAGCATGGGCGATGTCCTCAAATATGAGGTCAACCCGAACTACACCCGCGAGGTGATCACCCTGCTGCAGGGCATGCCGTACCCTGTCGGCTCGGTGCTCGGCCAGATCACCGCCAGTGGCAAATACAAGCTGTCGACCAGTGGCGGCAGCGACGGTGCGCAGACCGCCAGCGCCGTCTTGCTCTACGCCGTCGACGCCACGCTGGCCGATGCGACCGGCATTGTCGTCGCGCGTGGGCCCTCGATCGTGTCGCGGGCAGGCCTTGCTTACGACGGCACCGTCGATGATGGCGCGAAGATCACCACCAAGATTGGCCAGCTGGCCGCCGTCGGCATCATTGCCCGCGACGGCGTCTGACCCCACACCCCCTTTTATCCCCGGAGCACCTCATGACCCTTGTCCGCAACCCGTTTGACGCTGGCGGCTATTCGCTGGCCGAGATGACGCAGGCCATCAACATCCTGCCCAACCTCTACACCCGCCTTGGCCAGATCGGCCTCTTCCGCTTCGAGGGCGTCAGCCAACTATCGGTCATCATCGAGCAATACGAGGGCGTGCTGAACCTGCTGCCCTCCGTCCCCCTCGGCGGCCCCGCAACGGTCGGCACCCGCGAAGGTCGTGCCATGCGCAGTTTCGCCCTGCCGTGGATCCCGCATGACGAAGTCATCCTGCCGGGCGACATCCAGGGAAGCCCGGCGCTGGGCGTCTTCGATGCGGCCGATCCACTCGTTGAGGTGATGAACCGCAAGCTGCAGCTGATGCGCCGCAAGCACGCCCAGACCCGCGAGTACATGGAGATGAATGCCCTGCGCGGCATCGTCAAAGATGGTGCGGGCACCACGCTCTACAACTACTTCACAGAGTTCGGCCTCGCGCAAATCTCGGTGGACTTCCTGCTCGGCACGGCTGGCACCAATGTGCAGGGCAAGGTCCGCGAGGTGCTGCGCGCGGTGGAAGACAACCTTCTGGGCGAGGCGATGTCCTCGGTCCATGCGCTGGTCAGCCGGGAGTTCTTCGACAAGCTGATCTCGCATCCGAAGACCGAGGAGGCATACAAGTTCTATGCCGCCACCGGGGCTCAGCCGCTGCGGGAGGATATGCGCCGCAATTTCCCCTTCGCGGGCATCGTGTTCGAGGAGTATTCCGGCACCGTGACGCTTTCGACCAACGCCAGCGAACGGCTGGTCCCGGCCAGTGAGGGGATAGCCTTCCCCCTCGGCACGATGGACACCTTCACCACCTACGGCGGCCCGGCCAACCTGCTGGAGGCGGCCAATACCATGGGCCTGCCACTCTACGCCCGCCAGCATCTGGACGAAAAAGGTCGCTGGATCGATCTGATGACCGAAGCCTCGATCCTGCCGGTGAACAAGCGGCCGCGCATAGCGATCCGCCTGCACACCTCGAACTGACGGGCGCGCCATGAATGTCTTCGCCGCCGCCACGGACCGGATCTTCGCCAACCCGTCCATGGCGGTGGCAGCACTCTGGATCTCCGCCGCCACCTCCGACGAACGCACGATCCGTGTGATCCGCCGCGCTCCGGATCGTATCACCGAGTTTGGCGCTGCGCAGTTCGCCAGTGACACGATGGTGCTGGATGTACGCGTCTCCGACCTGGCCGATCCGCGCCAGGGCGATCTGATCGTGATCGGCACCGACAGCTTCACGATCCAGGGAGAGCCCTTGCGTGACAGCGACCGCCTGATCTGGACGTTGGACCTGCGGCCGTCATGAAGCTGAAAATCGACATTGATCCGGACATTGTGGCCATGATGGCAGCCGAGGTCGCGGCTGGAGAGCGTGCGGTGACAGCCGCCATGCGTGAGGCTGGAACCGGGCTGAAATCCGACTGGCGAGGACAAATCACCGGTGCGGGGCTCGGACGGCGGCTTGCGAACTCGATCCGCAACCAGAACTTCCCGAGGTCGGGCGAAAGCCTCGACGCGGCCGCGCTGGTCTGGTCCAAGGCACCGGTGATCGTCGGCGCGCACGACACCGGCCCGCTGA